TTCCGAAGAAGGTGCAGAACGCTGTTTAGGCCATACATAACTATTCTGAGGACTTATATAAAGTTATTGCGAAGATTACCATAGTAGAGGTGTTGAAGAAGAACCATATATAGTTACTAAAGGCTCTACCCCACTCGTTTCCACCCAGATAGCTAGAGAACCAAGCAGACTGTGCCAGAATATAAACAGCAGTTGTTATTAAAATAAAGATAGTAATTGGTCTTTTCATTGACAACCTCATAGGTCCAAATAACACAATCAGAGATGCTATTGCAAAAGGTAGTACATCAATTAAATGATAAAACGTTAACATAAGTTTTCCTGTTTAATCTTTTAAAAAGGTTTATCCAAAACACATCTAGATATCTTTTCTATTCAGCTTGAAGATATCTTTAAATTATTCTTATATATATATCTTTAAATTATTCTTATATATATATCTTTAAATTATTCTTATATATTTTTAAAAATAAACACAAACATATTTATGCTTATAGAAGCCCTAATATTAACCTTATTAAAGGTTGATAACCCCCCGCACATATACCACTTGGGTACGAAAGGTTGCATCATCGGGGGGCATTACCGTTCCCTCTTCCAGATGCAAGTAGAAGGACAGCTATATCATTATTCAAGGGCGTTTATTCTTGTTGTTTTATCTATAGCTTTATGGCCCTTCTATCTAGCCATATTGTGTTTATAGATATATCTTAAAATACCCCTAAAGGGGAGCCTGTAGTCATTATTCAAGGGTATTTTTGTTGATGATACCTAGTATAAAAAGCAAAAAAAAAAGGTATATACCCCCTCCAACCACCCCGAAGGACAGTCAGAGGGGGTTTTGGGTTGTTAGACTAAGTAACCAGCACTGCCAGCTACTTCTCCCTCGTACATTGCTGTAGAGGCGTTAAAGGTTAGTTGGTATTCCCTACCAGCTCTAACTACTGTCATCTTATCGGTAATCATACAAGTATGTACAACGTCCACTATAAAGCTGTAACCATCAGAATTCTTTGTGTAGAATACTTCAGTCATTCATTATCTCCTTCCGATGAATGGTAATCAACAGTTGAAAAGCAACTTAAGTCTCTTAGCATAGCTTCAAGCATCCACCTCAGTTCTTCGACACTCTCTGCTTCCATAGTTACGGGATTAAAAGTCCAACAGTCTTCTTCCGAATCAGAGGAAGTCTCTTCCGAAGGATAGTACTCGTGTATCTTCACTTGACCATCGTCATGAGTCATAGCTTGATATCTCCACATTTTAATAGTCCTCTAAGCATATAATTTCAACATTATGGGTATTAGGTAAAGCTAACACCTCCTCTTTATATTCTTTGGCTACTACCACAACAGGAAATAGACCTTCTTCAATAAACCCTACTGGTGTTAATGCACTCCACCTGAACATACTAAAGCTCAGTGAGGACATCTTACGGTTTAGGTTTGCTAGTTTCTGGTCTACAGGGTCTGTTGCTACGATGTTCTGATTAGGGTCACCCCAAAACTTCTCTATAAGAGCAGCTGTGAATTCATCATGACCATACACCGCTAATAACCCAATGTCCTTGTACTTCTTGTAGAAGTCTTCTTTAGCACACTTGGGTGATGGTTTAAGTTTAATCTTCTTCTTAGGAGCATCGGAAGACCCCTTTGGTCTCCCCCTACCTGTTTTACCAGTCATTACACTAACCCCTTGAGTTCTTCAAAGCCACCTTTGTATTCAAATACTGCAGGGACGGTTCTTATACCCATACCTACTAGTACCCCCCTAGATTCCTCTGTTATCTCCTTATAAGTGAATTCTACGCCCTTAGCTGTTAGTAGTGCCTTGGCATTATCACAGTGCGAACAATTCTTAGAACCTATTATGTAATACATCAGTTATCTTCCGACGATTCCGAGATTTCTGATTTAACAGCTGTTACTGTAGCCAAGGCTACTTCGAATCCTGCTGCGAACATCTCATAAAAGATATCTTCAATAGACATTGTAGCGTCTAGTTCATAGTCCTCGAAGGCTTCATCAAAGGCTGTTTGAATTGCCTCTTCCAAGAGGGAGTCCTCTTCTGATAGAATATCTTCTGCGTTCTCTACTTGGTTACTCATAAATACTACTCCTTATCAGAGGAATAATCCTCTTCTACTTCATTTACTAATCGCATAATGTCACAACGATTAAGACCAATATCATTTAGTTCAAAGTCTGTTAGAGACGCCAGTTCTTTGTAAGTACGGCGTTGGCTTGCTGTCCATAGTCCTAGTTTCTTCAATACATCACGGTATGTCATCTTGGCTTTCCTCTCCATATAGTCTATCTAATTTTTCTTTAATTATTGCTTGTTCAATAGCGAGCCTGTTTCGAATAGCCCTTGCTTCTCTGACATATGGGTTTAATTGAAATCCATCTATCCATTCTTCATGCTCAGTTGCTTTTTTCCAGATAATATCCTGCTTAAACTCTAGGGATTGTAACCTTTGGTCAACTTGGAAATAAGTAGTTACAGAAATCCCAGTAATAAACACCAAAGCTATCAGGTTCTTTAGTGGTATTGTAAAGGCGGTATCCTCGTTTATCTTTTTTACTTCTTCTTCTTCCAAACCTATTCTCCTTTTTCGGAAGAGGATTCTTCCTCTGATTGTTTCCTAATTGAGTATAAAGCTGCTTCTAATAGCTCCTCCACTGATTCTACAGCACTTAGTGTTGATGACACTGTTATTTCACCCCCTGAGAGGCAAACGCACAAACCTTCTTCGAAGTGTTCGTCTATAACATCTAGAAGTACTTCGCATATTTGAAATAGTTCATCTACTTCAGCGGGTTCCTCCTCTTTCTTTTTACGAAAATCAGTAAGACTTACCACCGTGTTGTCCATAGACTCCTCCATTCTCTCTAATTTTCTTCTCTTCATAAGGGGCTACCACACAACGGTAGTGCTCAATGTTTGCACCATTCAATGCACCCATCATAGCTTCCATATCTTTATAGCGAACCGATTCTTTAGCGCTGTAGTGATTCTCTATCATTCGGGCAATAGCATACTGTAGCTCACCCCCATCTCTGGGAGTGAAGCCATTCAATTTATCATCAATACGCAGTCTATCGTCTTTATTGATGTAAGGCATTTATACTAGTCCTAGTATCATTAAACACAGATATACAAATAAGAAGAACACTGCGAACTTGAGTGCAAGACCCATTAATACTCCGAAAACAAATCCGAATTTCTCTATCATGTTTTAATCCATTCTAATCCAAAGACAGAGGGGAAGAGTGTACTAAGTCTATCTTTTATTTGTACCCGTCCTGTTGAGCCTTCGTGTGTTGGAGGGTAGCCGCCTTCTATGACCCCCGCATCTCCACGAAAGTCTGGTAATTCCTCTCCTACATTAACATCTTTTAAAGTGTTTTTGTGTACTAAGCGATATCCATCTTTTTCAATAGTCATTGTGATTCCTTCTCTAAGTTACAACCGTCAAATATTTCTCTCTTGTATTGTTGAGGTTTAGTAACGTCTTCTGCACGACCAAAGTCACTCTCTGAACCAATTACAAGTAATTTACAATGATTAGTCATTTCTAGTAAGTCTTTGGTGAAGTGTATAGAGTATCCATGTGTGGCTAAGTAAACAGTCAAGTCGCTGTAAGCTACACCTGTTGCTTGTTGTATTTCACTCACCGTAACTGTTGTGGGTACTACTTTTAAGTAAGGGGCATGGAACATTAGTTTACCTGATAAGGCTAGGTAGTCAGCAGCTAGTGCTGCAAAGGCACAGGCAGAAATACACTTATCATCACTCTGTACAAGAACACCCACGTTAGCTTCAGAAATAGCATTTCCAATTTGAAGGCCAGAATGGAAGTCCCCTCCTGGACCTGACATAATAACAATTTTAATAGCTTCCTTGTGCTTATCTAAAAGAGACTCGACAAGTTGAGCCTGTGGTTTTGTTGTCTTTCCACGTATTTCTATAAAAGAGGCACCTTCTTTGTATTTTACACCGAAACTGTTTATTGCAGATGCACTAGTCGCAGAGGCTAGTAAAGCCATAACAATTATAGCGGCTCTTTGAGCCTTCCGAATTGATTTTAACATTTTGTTTCCTCTTGTTAAGGTAAGCAGTTTATAGACATACTTAGGTCTTAGAGTTATTCCTCCACCTTAATAAGCCTACCAGACTTAATCAGTTGAGTTGTTTTGTTAGCACCGAGTTGCTTTAGCCATATCCAACCAGCTAAAGCTATTTCCCCATTTGTATAAATATCATTTACATTCATAGGATTTCACAACCCCCTGCACCACAAGCTAAAGTTTGGCTACCCTCAGTATTGTCCGTAGACTCATAATTAACTAAGTCTTCGAAGCACACATGAGGCATAGCATGTACAGCTTTAATGTACTCTTGCTCTGTGCAAGGAGTATATGGAGCTTGTTGGTACGTATGCTCTGAGTATGGCAAGAACGATACACCAGTAATGTAAGAAAAGTTCTTATAAACCCATGAGCCTACCTCTAACCACTCCTCGTCTTTAACATAGACAGTAACAGAGACTGAGTGTTCAGACCAGTACTTTTGATAGGTCTTCCAGTTCTCTAGCTGTTGAATAGCACCCTGTTCATTAGCCAACACAGCACCCTTAGGTGATTTAATTGGGAAGTAGAACACAGTGGTTTTAGCAGGGTTCATAACGTCTTCTTCGTTAGGTACTCCTTGGTCTTTCAAGAAAGTTGTCAGAGGGTCATTGTTTGCTTGTCTTACTGCTCTTATGTAGTAGTCAGCAAAACGACCATGAATACCAGAAGCCGAATCTACGAGTTGTGATACGGTTCCTGATGGTTTGACTGTTGTAATAGCGGTAGACGAGTTAATACCGATAATATCTGAATAAAACTCATTAGTTCTCTGAGCCTCACATTTAAGGGTTGACAACAGGTCTGCTGTTGGGTTCTGTAGTAGTTCACAGTCTTGGATACCAGTTAGAGAGACACCCAGTAGGGCTTCCTCCTCACAGTTCTTTTGCCATACCTTACGTACATACTTAAAGTCTGTTAAAGAAGCTTGTAGTGTACCTAGTATGGTAGCCATCTTAACTTTACGTAGTAAGTCTTCTTTTGTATCACCCTGACGAGCAACTACTTCTGTTAAGTTACAGAGTTGTCCTGAACGTAGCTGTATCTCTGCGCAAGGGTTACAGCCCACGATAAGGTCTCCAGTACGCCTGTCAGGTGCCATTGCACGAGCGCCGCCTCTGTTGTAGATGCCACGTTCACCAGAACCTGACTTCATTAAGGCAATCCACTCATCCATAAACACAGCCATAGAGGGCTTAGAATCATAGACAGCAGAGTTGTTAGCCAAAGCACGATGTGCGGCAGTTTCCCACCAGCGACCAGACTTACAGTCTCTTACTTCAGGGTCTCCTAAGTCACTTAAGCTAATTAAAGCGGAGCGTCTAACACCACCAACGACAACAACCTCTGCTATTTTACATACAATGTCATGTACTTCAAGAGAAGTTAGCTTACGACCAGCAGCTAGCTTGAACTTCATTGTCACAAAGCTAAAGAGTTCTTTAAGAGGTTCTGGGCCAGAGGCACGACCTCCCATAGTCTTCAGACGTGCGCCTTCAGGACGTATCTTAGAGTAGTCCCAGTTATGTTCATTACCTAAGTACAACTCAGCAATAAGCTTACGCAGACCTTTAGCCCAACCTTCAGCACTATCTTCAATAGAAATAGTTCGTTCAGATTTAGCAAAGTTATCGTTAATAATAGGTAGCTTGGTTACATACTGTGCTTCGGCAGAGAAGCCAACACCAGTACCAGCCATGAGAATATAGAGTATTTCGTCAAAACAACGAATATGGTCTATAGCGGTGAAACTACAGTTATACCCACGAAATGGGTTTTGTGCAAGTGCGTCTCCAGCACTCCACATAGCTCTCATTGAGGGCATAACCTCGTGGTTATAGATAGCATCACTAATTTCTTGGAAGTCGGCATCGCTAATAATATTATTGCTGATTCTTTCTTTCCAGAAACTAACAACTCTATCTACTGTCTCACCCCAAGTTTCACGACGACCGAAGTCATCTAGAAATCTTGCGTACCGAGATTTGTGAATAAAAGTTCTATAGTTATCCATAGTTATAGTAGTCCTTTTTTTATGTTAATGGTATTTCCTCATGGTGTCTTTTGTTCTCAATACTTCATTGGCATAAGTAAGAACGCTAGTCTTGTCCTCTTCCTCATACTCCTCAAAATCAGCCACAGCCCCTTCCAAGAATTCTTGAATCTCAGGGGCCAGGATTTCTCCTTTATATTTTATCATATTAATCATTACTGACATATACAATGCGGATAGCAGAGCATCTTCTTCGGGTTTGATATCGATATCCTCTTCTTCCATTATACTCTCCTAAATCCTGTTTCTTCTTCTTTAGCCTCAAACTCTGTACCAACACTAAGACGACCCGTGTCAAAGTGATAAGACAGATTACCGCTAGGCCCAGTGAGACCAGTGTAACGGCACTTAAGTACCTTAGTCTTTATTGTGTTCCGTACAGCAGCATCATCATGGCTAACATCGCGAGCAAAAGCGATAATGTCATGACTAATCTGCTTAATAGAGCCAGAACCACGGATATCGTCCATTGAGGGGAGTTTTCCTTCTTCAAAGCTCTTTCCTTGGTTGTCTGTTTTACGTAGGTGGCTGATAAGGCCAATCCACACGTTATGTTTCTTAACTAATCTAAGTAGGCTATTCATTATCGAGTCAATAGCTTCATTACCTGTTAAACCATTAGCACCTTCTGAAGCCAGAATAGTGATGTGGTCAACAAACAAATACTTAGCGCCTGATAGACACATATATTCCAGATAGTCCATAATAGAGCCATCAGAGATAGAACCTTGGTGGTCTAGCACCAGCACCCTGTTATCTCCAAAGAGCTTATCATAGCCTTCTTTGAGTTCATCAAGAGGAATCTCTTCATTAGCGGGGTTTCTATCGAGGGCCATACCAGCCATCTTCCTAGCAGTTTCCGCAGGTGATTCTTCTAGACTTACAATGCCTACCTTGTCTTCTGTTGTTTCTAGTAAGTGTACTGCAATCTCTCTTAGTAAGGTTGACTTACCAGAACCAGTACCAGACGTCCACAACGTTATCTCACCAAACCGCATACCCTTGAGCTTGTCATTAAGACCTTGCATAAAGGGTGGATACGGTACAGACTCGATGTCGTTGTATTGTGCTAGCTGGTCCCAGAGTTCTTCTTTACTAAGAATACCAGCAGGTGTGTATTCAGTAGCGTCATAGATAGTCTTAAGTACCCTATCGGGTTCTCTAATCCAAACATCACTAGCATCTTTTTCTTTACAGCTAGCAACCTTAACTTTGTCATAACCAATAATACGAGCAGCTTCCTTAGTAGCTTCTTTACCCGCATCATCCTTGTCAAACCAGAGGATAACCTCATCAAAGTTACGTATCCACTCTCTTTCCTCAATTAAGTCTTTTATCGAGGAAGCGCTTCGGAGTGATACGACAGGATAGAATGTCTTGTACTTCTTATACCAAGCTGACTGAACAGCCATAGCATCTAACTCACCTTCTGTGATAACTAGCCTTTTACCACTCGTATAGAGTTGTTGACCGAATAACCCGCCCCGTACCTTACCGATGCTTGAGAAGTCTTTAGGCAACTTTCGTACCTTGTACCCTGTGAGTACATCCCCAACATAGTATGGATAGTAGTGCGAATCAATCGCCCCGTCAATGTCATAGGACACTTTAACATCATAATGCTCACTTACCTGTTTAAATATGTTTCTTTCTTTGAAACCCCTAGAAGTGAACTCTGTTCTTACTTCATCGAGGCTTGGTCCCCAAGGGGAGAAGTCTTCTGGTTCTTCGAACACGCTAGTAAATCCCTCCTTGGGTTTTTGATAAGACTTTCGGCAGCTGAAACAGAATGCACTACCATCATCATAGACTTGTTTTGCATCAGAACTCCCGCAACTATCGCAGGACTGATTCTTGGTGACTATTCGTCCCATCCCGCCTCCATGTATAGTTTCTTAACTTTATTTACATACTTCTTTGTTTTGTCTGTAACAAACTCTTTAGGGACAAACCTAATAGCAGCGATTTGTCGGTTATATGAACGGGGGGTCTTACCATCAGATAGTTTCTCTGTCATTGAGTTTGAGACCATCTGACAATAAGCCTCGGTATAATACAAGCCCCCCTTCGTCTTATAAAAGTCTACCATATCAAAAGTAAACTTGTCGTGACCGTATTTAGCAATATCTGCTTTGAGGTGTGTAGAGGAGCCTGTGTAGGTTCTCCATGCCATTTCTTTGCCATAAGTTTTAGACTTCTTTCGTCCACCATGCCAAAGCTGTTTCTTACCCCAGTAGTACTGGTTAGTTTCATTGTTGTGAATGCAGTAGATAAAACCAAACCAATCAGAAGGATTAATCTTCTTGTTGAAGTTCCAATGCCCTATCTCTGTTAGCGATAGCGGCTCTGTATACTTCTTGTTCGATGTGGAAGTAGTCATCTACTTTCCTCCAGATGTGAATCAATCGACCATTAGCGGTCATATAGGCGTAGCCTTCATCTCCGTAGGCTTCTTCATAAGCAACACATACAGCAGCCATAAGCTCGTTGTGTGTTAAAGAGTCCTCAAGAATCTTCTTAGCCTTAACAGGACCACATCTGAATAATCCAGGAATATTATCTACGCTATCTCCTGTTAGTATTTGCTGCCAATAGAACCTTTCGGCTCTTTCTTCACATATCTGGTATATGACCCTTGTTCTGGGATTATAGTGATTGCCAGCTATACAGTCAAGGTCTTTGTCTACAGAAGTGACAACCCGTGGAATACACGCCTCATCAGCTTCTAAAGCCCATACCCTGACAATATCATCTGCTTCACAATTATCTGTTTCAATAGCACCATCATAATGATTAACTACCCAAGACTTCAAGTCTCCAAACCAATTAGGTCTGTTGTCCTTTGCTTTCTTCCTATTACCCTTGTATTCGGAGTATAGGTCAATACGAAAGTTGTCAGGGCCACCAATAGCCATAACATAGTCTGTCGAGAAGGTAGAGGTAACAACATCATTCAGGTTGATACCGAACTTAGTCTTAGCTTCTTCTAAGGTATTACTACCCCAGATAGACATATACACTAATACATCCCCATCAATAATATTTAACATAATTGTTCCTTTAATTGTGATATAGTAACCCCCTAAAATAAGGATGCCTATAGTCATTATTCAAGGGTATTATTTGCCTTGTATTTATAGCACTTTATACCCAAAATCTCCAACATAACAATACCAGCGTCTTCTTTATAATACTCACCAAAGCACACACTAGTAAACCCAGACTGTGCAATAAGACGAGCACACTTAATACAAGGAGCAACAGTGACATAGAGAGTAGCCCCAGAGCTACTATTGCCGCTTCTAGCGATTTTACTGACCAAGTTTTCTTCGGCATGTAAAACTGTTTCGCAAGTATGCCCCGTGTCGAGGTCAATATCTTCGTTAGTGAACCAGCTAGTAGGTGTTCCATTAATACCAATCCCTATTACGTTATTATCCTTAACCGCTATGGCACCGACCCTGCGCTTAGTAGCCTTACTTTGACTACCAGCCACACGAGCCATCTCCATAAACATACTATCCCAGTCAGTCATCACAGGCCATTTCCCATAATTCAACACCCATCCTATCGGCGTAGGCTTTCCATTTGTCTACACAAGCTGCCCAGTCGGGTTGACGCTCTGGGTCACGGTTTAGCCATATGAAGTCTTCATGCTCATCACTGAACATTACTTCTATGTTAGAAGAATCAGATAATTCACCCCAACACTGGACGCCGTCTATTTCAAGATTTTCCATTAAGTTCTCTCCGTTCTAACTTTGCTATATTCTTTTTCATTGCACTATCAATAGAAGAACCATTATTCTTCAGCATTATAGTAACGTACCATAACACGTCACCAAGCTCTTCTACCAGATTATCTAGGTCTTCTGACTCACAAACTTCTCTAGCTTCTTCAAGTAAACCTTCTTTAAGCTTATCGTAATTTCTGTGATTATCTTTGAAGAACTGCATTGCTAAATCTTCGTATAATTCTTTAGTTATTACCATTGTACACCCCATCTATGCCATGTACTTCGCACCAGTACATTTGTATCCAGTATTCTGGTCTGTTGTAATAGTCTCCCTTAGAGAAAGAAGAAATTGAATTCATAACTTGTCTTTCAAGTGTATCGTAGATTTCCATCACCATTTCACTTCTTTTAGTTTTATAGTGGCACTTTCTGAAGGTTTTACTATATAGGTACCTAGTGTTAAGTTAAGAGACTGAGAGAGCATCTGTAGCTGTACATAAGACAGAGGTATAACAGAGTACTCTTCCAGTACCTCATCGTATTGTCGAATAACACAATGAGGGTTCTCTTTATTACCAATGATAGCAGAAACGTCATCGAAGAGTCCAGTAGTATCCATAGCTGTTACGCATACTTCGTTGCACTCTTCGTCTTCGAATTCAATCGTCATCATCAGCTGTTCTCCAATTTCCAGTCTATAAAAGCGTGTACACAATAGTCTTTACCAAGGAAAAGGTCTAAAAACCATACCGCATTAGTCTTTCCTTCTTTCTTTAAAATCCATTGTTGTGCTGCAAAGTCTGGCTTAGTCATAGTTACCTCCAATACGATAATCGTCTAATGCACGAGCGTAACCTTCTTCGTCACCCTCCTCGAAACCTACAGAGTATCCAGCGTCATGACCTTCATCATAGGCATCCGAGTGACCTTCTTTATAGCCCACGTCATAGCCCCAAGTGTCACCCTCTTTAAACCCAGAGGTGTAGCCTTCTTCATAACCCCTATCATGGCCCTCTTGTTCAGCCTCTTTGTAGCCCATGCCACGACCCGCTTCAAAGCCTTCATGCCACCCTTTGGACTCACCTTCTTCGTAGCCGCTTGAAAGACCTAGTTCATAGCCGAGTGTGTTCTTAGCACTACCAACTTCCCTAGCACCCTGCTCATAGCCTTCTTCATGCCCTTTCTCTTTACCTGCCTCATAAGCTTCATAGATTTCTGATACAGGGGCTGTGTCAGTAGCCATTATTTCACGTACATTTTCTTCTAGTGAAAAGACTAGGTCTTTAACTTCTTCACTTAATAATATATTCCAGCTTTGAGCTTCATTATATAAGTTAGAGAATGCACGTTCTACTGACGCACTATATGTTTTACGTATTGCCATTTTACTTATCCTTTGCTTCATTCATGCTAGTTGACTTCTGAATAACCCTCTTCGTAACCCTTTTCGTGACCTTCTTCGTAACCCTCAGCGAAACCTGATTCTACTCCATTCTCAAAGCCCTCGTCATAGGCGTCTGAGAATTCTGATATGTAGTGTAGATTAACTCCCACAAGATTGGCAAGTAGGGTTTCTTCCGCAGAATGTATCAATTCTTTAAGCACTGTGTCAACATCTATATCTAACCATTTAACATCCTCAAAGATTTTGTCAAAGGCTTCTTCAATGTGTGTTTCTATTGAACGTGTTATAGTCATCGTTTGTCCTTCCAAACTTTGTTGTATATACTCGACAGCCCTAGTATGTTGGGGTGTTTACAAATCCACATGCCTGTACAAGCTGCGAATTCCTCCTTAAAGAAGGTGTCTAACTTATCATTACCTGTATCAACCGAGGTATCAACAAGTTCAGACAGCCTATCAAACTCAGAGTCATCCATAAGGGACTCACTGAGGTACTCATAAGCGTAGGCAGCTACAGACAAGCGTATCCGTAGCCACCGTTGATATTCAGGTGTAGTTGGCTTTGACCACATAGTCATGAACAACCCCTTTGTGACCTTCATCAGCTTCCCGTCTTAGGGCTAGCACCGCGTTGCCATGTCTTATGCCATCATCGGATATAATGTCAGCAAGTAAAGCTTCTACTCTGGCTAGCCTCTCTTCAATACTCACAAGCAAGCCCAGTAAGAATCATCATGAGGGAAGTAAGAGTAGTTCTTACTAGCCTTAGCATCTTTCTCACTAATCTTTGTCCATTCTCCAATAGAAACCTTTTTGCCATCACTAAACACAAGAGTGCCTTGCTTTCGGTGAATCTGGCGAGGGTTTACAGGATTTAGCACTAGGACACACTCTTGTGCTTCAACAAAACCGATTGACTCTACATATTCCATGTAGTCGTTATAGTCCATAGACACGATAGTCTCAAGTCCACCGTCCCAACAGCCAATCCCTAAGACGGGTTCTGAGGTTAGTTCGCTCTTGGCACGTAGTGTGTCAATGAAACGAAGGAACTTAGCTTGTGTGTGTAGGTCTTCTGAGTTATCAATAGCGAAGACAACTTTATTGTGTAAAAGTTTAGACATTATAAGTTTCCTTTTTTCGTTTACAAGTTAAGTTATAGTTAGTAGTAATCATATATGGCTACACATCTTACCTTATTTTGTTTTGTTAAGAACGTAACTGTTGTTACTATAGGTAAGCTGTAAGCATAATCAGTATCTACAGGCACTCCCTCTTTGTTGTAAGCTACACAGTATATGTAGGTATCAAAAGGCAGGTGGTCTGTGTCTACTATGACATGTGTATAACCATCTTCCTGTATAATAGAGAGTGGCCTTACTTCTTCTTGTTTTACTTCAGCAATAAGAGGGGTAGCAATAAGCAACCCAAGAATCACTAGAATAGTTTTTACTGTATTTTTCATCTTTTTATCCTTTAAATTATAAGTTGGGGTCTTCTTCAGATTCAATGCCCTTTTTTAGCAAGGCAATAAAACCATGTTCAAAGATTTGATGATAGGTCTTTTCATCACAATCGAACTCAACTTTAGCTGAGCCATCTTCGTTATCAACGACCTTTAGTATTTTAATCATAATAATTCCTTTAGTGAACCTCGTAGTAGTCATTGCCTATTTTACAATCACCACAAGCCATGATATCAACACCAACTTCTTTAGGTGCATCTTCAAAGCATTTCATAATAATAGTTCTTGCTTCTTCAGCTTGGTCCTCACGAACCTCGACTGTATGTTCGTCATGGTAGAACAACAAATGCTTATAATCAATATTAGCTTCTTTAAGCTTCTTATCAATCATAATAACTGTGTACTTCATAACAACAGCTTCAGCACCTTGAATAAGGTAGTTCAAGGCTTTATGAGCAGACTCTGTGTAAATTGGTCTATCGTCAAGTCCAGGAATAAACCCCTGTTCTTCCACAATACTCTGTACCTTAGTAATTAAGGCTTTAAGTTGAGGCATAGCATCCAAAAATATTTTCTTCTTCTTATTGCCTTCCTTGTCACTGACTCCAAGAATAGAGCCTAGCTTCTTACCACCAGCTCCATATAAAAAAGCAAATATGAAAGGCTTAGCCGTAGCTCTGCTACACCCCAGAATGTCAGCATTCTTTTGGTGTATGTCCCCTTCTAATATAGTATGGGTAAAGTCTTTGTCTCTTAAGAAATGAGCAAGAAGGCGTAGCTGGCAAGCGGCAGAGTCAGCACTAACCAACCTGTAGCCCTCTCTTGAAACAAAGAGTGAACGCATTTCCTTACCCAAAGTAGCTTTCCCACTAGGTAAGTTGGCAATAATTTTATGGGTTTGTCGGAAAGTCGGGGTTCCAACATTAAATACATCGCCATGCAAACGAGACTTAGAATCAACATGGTCAAACCATCCTTTTATAATTGAACTTCTTGAACGCAGAGTATAGTACTCCATAAGTGCCTGCCCTACATCTCCGAGTCCCTCCAAGGAGGAGTCTGTGAGTTTTGGTGAGACTTTGACGAACTGTCCTTTGATTTTCTTCCAGTTCCATTCGTCAGGTTTCCACCCCATAGAGTAAAGCAAGCGTTTAACAGTATCAGTATTGCCAATATCACCAGCAATAAACTCAATTCGATTGAATTCCCCCCAGAAAGGAGATGAATCAACCCTGCACTCGCCACCAAACCCAAACCACTTGTCAAGGTGGGCAGCAAGCTTTCCAGCTTTCGTAAACTTTGCTGTTTTTGGTCCATCGTCTACTTTCTTCACCCTAGCGGGTAATTTTGGATTAATAAAAGATTCAATCTCTTTCATTCTAGTTTCTATTGTAATTAAGAGAGACTTGGCTTCCCTTAAGTCGAACAACCAACCGTTATGACACTGTTCTGCCATTATTCTATCCATTTCCATCTCAGAGCGCAGAGCCTTGAGAATCTTCTTGGAATCCATAATGGAAACGGCTGACTTCACTTCTCGCATTAAGTGTTTGTATACTTTAGTTCCGAGTGAAACGTCTTGTTTCATATAAACAAACATTTCCTCATTGAACTCTTCCCAACCACCTGAGTAGTCTCCTTTGTTATCGTTAAAGGATTCTCCCCATTTCTTCAAGGAGTGGCCGAAGCCAAACCTCGTGTAGTTGAGTACTTGAGACATAATCTTAGTACACTGAACCTTTGCAGGGTCAACGTCCCAAGAAAGCCCGTTCAAACCAGCCAATATCTTTAGTGCTGGTATGTCATAGCCAAAAGCGTTGTGGGCTATTATGGTGTCTGCTTTGTCGAGGAGTTCTAGGAACTCTTTTAATTGATGTGGACGAAACCAATACTGGTCTCCCGTGTCAACGTCCATAGCTCCAGCACAATGGAACTTACTGACTGTTGGAAGGAGTCCGTTGGCTTCAATGTCAAATACTAACTTCATAAGTTTCTCCTAGCTTGTTAGTAAAGTTTCATTAAAGTAATGATGTTAAGTAGCTCCCCCCGTAGTAAAGAGCAGCAGCAAACATAATTAGTAGTGTATTGCTTATTAACGGTGGAAGTGAGGCGGTTAGCATTTTCCATGCAACCAAAGGCCAAGGGTATGGGAAGTATAAGGTGTGTCTGTGCTTTGAAGACCAAGTAGGGTTGATGTTATCTACCCATTTACCTCTGAACCATAGTTGTGCATGGCCCTCACCCCAACTAGTGCGACAGAAGAAGATTACTGCTTGGCAAGTGATAAGGTACCACCAGAACCAAAAGCTAGAACCCTTGGCTATGCGACTAACAACTGTTAGGGCGAAGTCTTCACAATCCCCTTCCAGTTCACCAGACTCATCTTCTTTCATTATAACCCAACTGTCACCAGTAGAATCACTTGTGTATACGAATTTGCTTTCTACTGAGGCTAGTTCCTTCTCGTAGTTACTCATTGCCCATTACTCCTTATTTGAATTTCAAACTCTGCATCACGAAAAATATCGTAAGCTTCGTAAGCTTTGTTGACGGCGGTGTTTATGGTCATATCGGGATTAATTCGTCGATAAGCCCTAGCCATCTCTAATACTTGGCTGATTGTGTATTTCATGAACGCTCCTTTATAACAGATACTAGACGATTAGCATACCACTCAATTTTCTTGGCATCTTGTAGGTCTGCATCTTTCTTACCCAGACGACAAGCATACTTAAAGACCTGCCCTAAGAGGTGGCTCTCGACACCAGTATGGTTAGCCAATATGTACTCCATCAGGTCCATGTATTCGAGTCCCTGTGGGTGCTTACTGTAAGCCTCTGGGGGAATCATCTTGTAGTGTGCGGGGTTGATAATGTCGTCCTGTACTTCTTCTGACATCTCTTCAAACTTACCGTGGAAGTCTGGTAGTGGCGCATTGTTCTCACCATAGTTACCATATTCATTAAACTCTTTGGCTATTCTTCTTTCAACTCTGTTTCTTTTTGATGCTACTGTCATTTCTTCTTTAAGTTTATCAGACCATTCCTGAATCCGTTCTTGACTTGACAAAAAGGTCTCTACACCATCCTCATCAACGACAACAATGAGACAAGTGATGTTCTTTTTGGATTTGGTATCCGACCAAAAGTCTAAAGCCTCCTGCCAGTCGTTAGTTGAAAATGATAAACCCTTTGCGACAAGAGTATCGTTCGATATATTATAAGTGTACATTCATAGTTCTCCATAAGCTGAGATTAGTGGGGTGTCTTTTATGCCCTTCCTCAGAATGACATAGTCTGCCCCAGAGACGGCCTCTCCTGACGACTTCGAGTAGAAGCTATCCCCTAGATAGGGATTGTAGGAAACGATGCTCTCTGTGGCACTGGTGGATACCCCTTCCACCACTTCGCCCACACAAAATGCGTGAACGTTCTTTTTCTTCTCTTTTAGAACTTTTTGTCTACCGCCTTCACGGACAACAAAAGTAACGTTCTTCAAGATGACGTGGTCAGTATGTTCTATTACTTTACCATAATCGTCTTTGCTCCTTGATTGGAGAGAGAAGGTGTGTTTATGTAAGTTGTAATAAGCAGCTACCTTCATAGCATTACTTTCTCTTCTGTTACTGTGATTTTAAACATTTCTGAAGTATATGGTTTATCTGTTGCTATTTGGTGTATTCTAAGACAATTATCAAAGCCACCCTCTGCAACCAATGCTCCATCATAGTAAACTTCATAAGACTCTTCACGAATACTACTCTTCATTACCAAACTCCATTTCAAACGCCATTATCGCTTCTTTTTTACTGTAACCCATGTAAGTGCGAGTTACTAGATAGCCTTGCCATATATCTGATATGCGCCAAGAAGCTGTGTATTTACACCTTTCAACATTCATTCTGTTTCTCCAGTTGTTTGGAGATTTCCCAGTTTATGTCTTCAGGTGTTTCTTGAACACTCCAACCACCGTTGTTGTGTACCCCATCATCAACTATTGTCTCGTAAACTCCATTACTGCTTGAGTTATGTGAAGTGGTTACTGT